GGCTGTCTAGAGCTAGGGGAGGAATTGCACCTCCCTTATTCTATTTAGCTATTTTTTCTTGGCGGTTTTAGCTGAACGTTTGAAGTTAGCTTTAGTTGGAGCACCAGCTGCTCCAGGTTTCCTCATCTTCTCTCCACTACCTGCAGCAATGCGTTTGCGCTTGGCGTGGATGTTTGCATATAGTCCAGGTTTAGCCATTACTACTTAGCTCCTTTCTTAGGTGGACGACCTTTTTTTGTACCGTACGTTCCTTTACCTTGTGGCATTACCAAACTCCAGGGATAAGTTGACCAGTCAGTGCATAAGCACCTAGTGCTGCAATGACACCCAGCATTGCCAGACGACCATTCAGCTTCTCAGCATTTTCGTTGTGATTCACAGCGTTCTCATCAATGTACATTTGTGGTTCTGTAGGCCAGATCTGAGTGTCGTTCATCAGAAGTTGTACTTCAGACCTGCCTTAGTTCCGTAGCTAGTAGTATCACCAGTCAGAAAAGACACCTCTCCATATACCGAAAGTGCATCATTAATTCCGTAAGAACCACCTGCTTTTCCTGAGAGTTCTACCTCTCCATCAGCATCATCAGGAGCCAGCAGGGCAGGTCCCGCTTGCACATACCAGTTAGCACCTTCAAAACCTACGTGAATATCGGTCGCGGATCCAGTGAAATCCGAGCCCGAATATCCGGAATTGGTTTCCACGTTGGCGTAGGGTCCAGCCTGTGCAGCAGCGCCGGCAGAGAGCAAAAGGCCAGCAATAATAAGAGATTTCATTGAAATAAAAATAGGGTTATTAATTAAGAGTATGATTGTGAAGACTTTTAGAAGTCATCTTCTTCGTTTACTTGAACGTTAGGATCGTTTGCTTTGAATCCTTGTGTTTTACCAAACAATGTAGCGACATCATCTGGTGCCATATCACCTGTGTCAACACCAGCTTGGCTATTACAGGAGACAACCTGTACACCAACCAATTTAAGAGATGTGCCATAAGTGACACCATCCTTCAAGATGTAAGGCTTTTGGAAAAAGGCTAGCTTTACTTGACTGCCTGAATAAATAGGTGTGCGTTCATCAGTGATTGCCGTACCTTCAGTATCGACAATAGGGGGCTTGAGCTCCTCATTCCAGTTAAACTTAACTGTGTATTTTCCATCTGACACCTCTTCCCAAGGTTCAGGTTTGAGAGATGAACGCTTTGGATTCTTGAGTTTTGATTCAGCCCATTTGAGCGTATCGATTCTATCGTCTTCAAGTTTGTCAATCATGTCTTGATCAACAATAGCCCTCAATGAGTAGCCAAATTTAGACGGTTGCATGACAGCCTGGTATCCCTCAAGGACTACAGGTTCTGGTGTTACAAATGTGGTTCTCGACATTAACAGAAAAAATATGTAGATTCAATTACTGACTCAGGTTTAAGAGTATCAATAATCGGTGGTTTAGTTTCGGCTCCAATCTGTGAAGCCCAGTCAGTTAAGTAATCATGCTCTGCAAATAAATACATGTATGTTTCCCTAACTAATCGATTCAGTGTTGGCATATCAGTTGCACGACACAAGACAGAATCATGTATCAATGCAATTGGTGCATCAAAACGCAAAGTAGATAAAACTAAGATGCAAGAATCAAGCGAATGAATTAGATTCGGTGCTGTTGCATTCTTGTGGTGGTTCTTATCAACTTGTTCTGTATCACCGTCAGCTACTTTAAGTTGACAACGTCCTAATAGTTGAAGCTCTACCATCTTCACGTTTTTCTTCATTAGCTTTTGTGTTACCACAAAGCCTGAAGGTGTGACCCAAGTAAGTTTGTCACATCCACGATCGACTGCTGCTGCAACTTCAGCTTCAATCCATTTCATCACACGCATAGGACCAGGAACAACAACGTTCATGGCATCACGTACAGCTTTGACAACCTGAGTTAGATCATCTTTATCTATTTCAACATCCTTTTCAGCTAATGCTTCACGAATGTATCCACGATTAGAGTAAGGCTTAGCATTGTAAGGAACAGTCATCACTGTTCTTTTTGTAGTTTTCCTATCCATATGTTGTTGCAGATGAATAGGTACATGAGGTTTAGCCTCCTCAGCTATAACTTTGTATGCATCCTGTGGTCTATCACTAGGAAGTACATTGACTAGCTTTGCTGTATTTGCATCTCTTGCAAGTCCGGCCAGTATTTGTAACCCACTGCAGGTAGCATCCACAGCGACAGGCAAGTTAGTGTAATGACGATCACACTTAATGACACAATGATAGTATTCATCACAGGCAGCAAGGAAAGTCCAGGGACTGTCTGCTGATTCCCATTCTGATAGATTTCCAATTGGGTCTTGTGCAATACGTGTGATTAAATCGTGGTTGTTTAATGTCCATTCCATACGTTCAGACATTGTTGCTTTGTCTAATCCGTATCCGTTAGTAGCAACCTGAAATGCAAGCCATTGCTCAGCTTCAGGTGTCATAAACGCTTGATCGTAAAACTTTAGTAATGATTTACCAAAGTCTGTATCTTGTGGTGTGAGGAATGCCGGGATTGGGTAAGCCCTACCCCGGTAATCGAATGACCAAGGAATGTACCATTTTTCTATATCCTTGAATCTTTCTACAGCATTCATTGTCATACGTGTACGACATGACTTTTTAAATGCTTGACTGTTTATGTTGCATACCTCTGCAGCTCTTCTCCTGTAATCGTGACGTGCTTCCGCATTCTCAGCGATGTCAGGTGGCTTAGGTGGTAGGGGTATCTCAACAATTGGTATGAACTTACCAACTTGTATTTGACGTTCTTGTAGCGTCTCAGCAACGCTGACAGTGAAGTCGTTCAGGGTGAATGGAATCCGCTGAATCTTGTTTAAAAATTCAACGGGTTGTTCTCCCTGTATAAGGTAGGGGTTTCCCCTGCGGACCATGTCGTAGCCACGCATCACCTCATTAAGGAGGTATCCGCCATGTTTTCCGTCAGTCGTCCAGTCATTTGGCTCGACTAGCATCGGCCAAGCTAACGGGCTGAACAATTCAGCTTGCTGCATAATCTCATCTTTGACAGACAAGAATTCAGGAGTTGGACTTACATGCAGCGTTGTCTTACGTCCTTGTCTATGCGTGGTCTTCATGAAGTAGTTACTTACTTCACAAATACAGTCCAATAACCAACCACCTAATTTGACTCGGTTTTGTTGTCCCCAACCTTTCCAATGGTCAACGTCGTAACGGTTCATCAACGTAGTGATGACCTTTACTTTTTGATTTGTACCGATTGAACGGTGGAAATAGTTTTCTTTTAAAACGTTGAGGAGTCCAGGTACATTGCGTTCGTAATGACGCATCATGCACTCATTTTCGACTGCTTGACCAATTGCAGCAGTCACATTTGTGACGGTTGATTGACCTGGTTTTACGCTGAAGACGTTGTCAAAAGTAACCTTTAACGCAATAGCTGCTGCAGCTTCAGGCTCAATGTTGGAGAGAAAATGAATAATCTCTTTGAAAGCAACTCCTGCACTTCCTTGTCTTATCCGTAAGTGAGTGTCTTGAATACGTGCAACCACAAGAGGCAGCAACTGATCAATAGAAACGACTCCGTATACAGAAGCACTTGCATAGCTTTTGTCCTCCAGTTTTTGTGTGTTGGTACGTAGTTCCTTTAATCCAAGTCTGATTTGCTCTCTTTCAAGTTGAATTTGCTCGTCAATTTGTGCTGGTGTAGGCAATAAGAATCCGCGTTAGATGTGTGTATTAGACTGTTGCCTTAGTGCAACCGTGATTGTGACTGAAAGGTCAAGGCGCGGACCCTGACCATTGCATTAATGAAATTCAGTCGCTCACGAACCTGAAACTAGCGCGTCTACCAATTCCGCCACATCCGCGTGTGGATTCCAGCGATGAGTCTCGCTAAGAAATGTCCCTCAGGACCCGAAAGAAGGTAGCACAGCGCACCCATTAGTTGCGCTTAGATCGCAGCCATAGCCTCGATTGAGGCTTTGTTGGTGACCTTGGCATAACGCAACGTTGTGTCGATGCGTTTGTGTCCCATTAGCCCCATCAACGTTCGCATGGGCGTCCCTGCTTCTGCGTGCCATGTTGCAAACGAATGTCGTAACGAGTGGAAGCAGTAACCCTCAGGCAAACCCACGTAATTACGCACCTTGTGAAATGCCCTTAGAAGCTGGTCTTTGTTGTGCCAGTCATCGAACACCGGGACGTTTGGAGAGGCAGCTTCTAGACGCTCATAAAGAGGTCTGGCGATGCGTTCATGGATTGGTATTGATCGGTAGTTCCCAGCCTTGGTCACTACGTCAGGACGACCACCAACATGAATGGTGTTAAGAGATAAATCAACATCTCTTGCCTTGAGTTTTAGGAGCTCTCCTTGCCGCATACCCGTAAAGGCAGCAACCTGAACAATCTCTGCTAAATCGATGCGTTGAAAGACATCAACTGATGCATGACACATTTGATTTACCTCTTCTTTGGTAAAGAACAGGATGCGTCCCTCTGATTCCTTGCGTCGTTTGAATTTAGGTGGTGGTGCACATAAATCATCAGAAGCACAGTGATTAAGAACAGTGCAGATTGCACTAATGCAACGATTAATCGTAGCGTTAGACCTACCTGACTCTTCTAAATCAACTGCCCATTGGTTAACAAGTGCAGATGTGATCTTGGATGTAGGAAAACTACGTCCGTGATGTTCAGTGAAATGACCAGCGTTAATCATGTTGGTCTTTCGGCTGTTGCCATTACGCCACGTGTCACGGGTGCGAAGTGTGTAATCCACAGCCTCTCCCCAGGTGAATTGTTTAGCCATTGAGTTGAGTGGATAGTTGTTTAGCTAATTTGCTTCCCTCAGCAGTGAGCCGAAGAATGCGTAGACGTTTGTTTGGTTCGTAGATCTCCTTGGTGATGAGGTTTAGACCTCGCTTTGGATTGCTGCGATGCTGACCAGTAAGCCACGTTGTGTTACGTGAAGCACTGGCAGCAGTGATACCCAGGTTCTCTTGCAACTCAGACGTAGTGCAACCATCATCACAGCTGGCTACGTACAGGAAAGTGGCAATGACCTGAGCAGGCATCTCAACGTCGAGAACGCGGAGGGACTCGATGATTGTGAGGATTCGCAGCATGTCCTTGCGGACGCCTACGTTTATGTAGTCCACGCAAGAACAGGCGAGGGAAACACAAGTCTACCCTAAGCTTGCCTAAGTGCAAAGATACACCTGTACTATTTTGCCAGATATCAAAGAATGAAACCTCATCCGTTGATACATGAAGATCAAGAAATCGATTGTTGAACAAACCAATACAGCGGTGTCGTCCTAAGTTACTTAGTATTTCTGCTCAGTAGTTACTCGGGCTCAATTGTTGGAGACAATAAATGTTTGTAACGTTCATCGCACTCCCACATTCCGTCATGTAATCCAACACGACATGACTTGTCATGCTTACAAACACGACACGCATATCCGTAGCACTTTTTGTGTGCACGTCTGTCTAATTTGATACCGTGAATGTCTAAGAGGTTCAGCGTTCCTTTGCATCCACTTTTTGCTTGTCCGTGAATGTGGTTCCGCATACATTCATAAAGCACATCACTTTGCGTCATACCCCATTGGGCTGCATAGCTTTTCAGCAGTGCTGCACATTTGTCAGGCATCGAAACTAAGACTCGTTTCACTGCACATACTTAAAGCGATTACATGGTACAGAAAGAGCACAATGGTGCAAAAACAATAAAGTTATGCATCATCATCTAACAATTGAGCCGTTGCTAAGCTAATGATCTCATCCTTGTATGGATGATCCTCAATCTCATAGATTAATTCCTCAACAAGGCGTTCATGAGTTGCTTTACTCATTGAAGAAATCGTAGCTGTCGTCATTGTTGTCAACGTCATTTGGGTCAAGTGGTGAAACGAAATTGATTTGTTCGGAAGTACATACAGTGAATTCGATGCCTTCCTTCTTAAGTAACTGTTGAACCTTGCGTTCAGCTGCATACGTGCGTTGATACACGTACTCTTTTACTTTTTTAGTTGTTATGTTTGATTCCCTAATTACACAGGCAATGTTGCTAGGAAGTTCCCACGCAGCGATCTTGAAATCCATGATCTCATCAAAGGTGTGAGGCATGAATAGATCTTCTGGTGCGTCCTTCCACTTCTGCCAGTTATTAGGGAAATACTTTTTACCACTCATCGGTTCTGATTACGTCCTTAAGTACAGCTTTGCGGTTAGTGGACAACTCAAAACCAGCCCATGCGGCGTGTTCTAAATCGGGAGCTACGACAAATTCAGTCCATCGCTCCTTACCGTCTTCCAATATCACCATGTATTCATCAAGCTTTTGGTTTCCCAGTAGTGGCATCAGCGTCCTTGGTTCGTGATTGTGATCTTTTGCGGGCAGGCCGCGGTTTAGGTAGATATACCTCACGCTTTACTAATTGTTGATAGCGTGGTGTCCATGGATGATCAGGAAAATGATGCAACCAACAACCGATTGCATTCTTAATTAACCAATCATCTGTCTTTTTAGTTGTCATCTAGTGCACCTCGTGATTCCAGTTCATCACACATTGCCTCCATGAATTCATCATGATCAATGCCATGATCTAATAACATGCAAGCCGCAGCACGTGCTAGGAAATAGTCTGCATAGGATTGACAATGCAAACGTGTCTCCTCTGCATCTGCTTCCTTTTTTTGAGCTATCAAACTGATGCGTTTGTTGTGGTTCAGAATGTCTTTGGGTGTGTCAAACATGGCTGGTGTGGATGAACGATTTACGATCGAGAAGGTGTACGATATTTAGTAGCTGAGTCCTTGTGATTAAACCTTTGTGGTAATCAGATAGGGCAACTACTTGTAGGTCCTTAATCTGTTGTTGTGTCATTGTTTTCTAAGTGCTCGGGTGAGTCCATGAAAAATGATGATTGTGATCAAGAGATGTAGAGTCCCTTAAGAAAGGACACACCATTGGCATGATGCGTCCCTACTTGAGAAAGTCATACATCCATTGCGTTAGTGCAACGGTGTGTTAGGCGGCTACGAGTTCTTGATCAGTAACAACAGCAAGCTGTGCATACTCCTCAATGAACCACCATGTGCACCAGTTCTTGATAGAAATGATGTCGTCCATGCCTGCATTGACTGCAGCCTTGACGATTGGCTCATCAAAAATTAACTCATAGTCGTCACTGATGCGTCCTTCGTATTGATCAAAGAACTCACTTGTTTGCGTGTATGTGATGTGCTGAGTGGCACAACCAGAGATGCAGCCATAATTGGCTACGTCCTTGAGTGTGTCCATGTCATACGTATCACACAGGTAATCGTGTGGATCGTTGTTGAATAGTGTCATGATTGACCAAGTGTAATGAATAGGGACTGCGTCCCAGTGCTGGCCTAGGCATTGCACCTAGGCTGGAAGCTATAACTTACGCAGCTACTAAGTAAGGCACATTCTCACGAACTACGTTGAGTTGTGGCTCAAACTTACAGACAACCTTGTCGTTGTCTACACATAACAGTGCGTCGTTGATCCAGCGTCCAAGACTGATGTTGTCTTGTAGCAGGAGCTTGACGAGTGCACGTCGGCTCACATTTTCGTAGCTGTACACATTACCTGATACGAATGACACAATGCATGAAGCATTGAGTACATCAACGATTACATAATGTGCACAGTCGCTGTGTCCATGACGTACAACGGATGGACGAGTGAGTGACTGAAACAATTGCATGAATGATTGGATGAAATGAAAGTGGATGCGTACTTGAATGACGCAAGACCTAGCAGCCCGACTCAAACGGGCAGGGCGTCGGTGCACCGTGCAGGTAGCCATGAACAAACAAGGCGTGTGGCTCCGCCGTAGGCATTGTTGCCCTAGTGTAATCATGCACCCTGGCCGGCCAACTGGTCAAGCACCTCCAGGCTCTACGCTCCGGATCAGGTGACTGACCCTCGGCATCGCAACGAGATATTTAGTTGTCAAGGTTCTGAGGCAGTGAGTGGTGATTGAAGATCGAGACTCTCCTCCCCCTTAACAGGGAGAGTCGAGATCAAGATCGTCAACCACTCATCTGGATCTACCATATCAGATCCGCAACCGTTGCCAATCAGCAATAGTGTATCAAGGCTATACCGGACCAGCCGAGAACCGTTGCAGTAACACAATGATAAGTCTTTGGTCGGTCATCGATCAGCGTTGCTTATCACCTGACATTCCAGTCATACCAGTCATTCTCAATGTTCTCAATAAGGTCGCAACAGATAGATACACACAAACAGCGCGATACCAACTACCGCGCGTGCCTGATGCGCCCGTATTTCTTCTAAAACCCAGTGATATTCGTTAGTTTGTAGAACTAACGCAGTCCAAACACCCCCTTGGGGGCTCCTGGATCCTGCGTATATAGAGGATAGGGCAGACAAAATTATGTGATTTTTTCCTCTTGGATCACAATTGAACACTCAACGAGCGTATTGTCATAGTCTAACGCTTGAATAACGTACACATCTGGAGACACGTTAACAAGACCCACTATTAACATAGAAAAGATATACTCACACATTTACATTACCATTTTAGTATTACTAGTAGGATCATCATCATGAGCTTCAGGACCAAACCCTTCAGCTTTAATCAAATTCATATCAAGAGATTCTTTAGGTTCACTCAATGCTATTAATGGTTCCATCCAAGCATACAATTCTTTGGATGAATCTAGGAACTTAGCAGGACCAAGTATCTTTTTCATTTCTTTTACAGAAGTGACACCCTGAGAGGTGTACTTATAGAGAACAGTAAAGTAATTAGGACCTTCACGAACACGATGAAACTCTACATACAGTCCTTTTGTATTGTATATGTATTCTGTTTTACGCATAATATCAAAGAGTTGATAAGTAGAAACATTCAATGTTTCCAAAATCAACCGGGAGTTAGTACAAGTTAAATGAAATGTTGTCTTTTGGTTTTAACCAGTGGGCGGTACTTACAAAATGTCCATTCAGCGGACATAAGTAAAGGGGATAATTACTATCCCCCTTAGCCAGGAAGTCGAGTCCACCCTTCTCTCCTCCCTGTATAAGGTAGGGGTTTCTCTTAAAACCAGGTAGGGACTGAACTTTTAGGATTACCTGTAGCTTGACGTCTTTGGTTAATATCCATACCTAAAACCATATGATTTGCAGCAGCTTGAGGGTCATCTTGCCACTGTGAAAGCATGTCATTCCACTCTTCCATCTTACGATTTTTGACTGATTCATGAGCGGAAATAGCAAGTGCATCAGTAAAGTATTTAACACCTTGAGCTAGACAGTCAATTCTGTCATCGTGTTTAACGGCACCTTTTTCTTTACACATACGACTCATTTGATAAAAGAGCATATACATAAGACGTTTTTCGGGTGCTTCATCAGGATTAGATTTAAAATCCCAATCAATAACTGATCTGTCTACGACTAGACGGTGTTGGTTAAGGATAGGTTCAAGGGAGTCAATAATTCTGTCTTCTTTACGTACATTGGCACGTACTTCTTCAATATCAACAAGTTGTTGACGTTGGATAAGGTGTTTTTTAAATAATTCAGCGACGATACCATCACCAAAGTTAGTTTCAATAACTAATTTAGTAACGTTGTATTTTTTACAACCTTTAAGAATATCTAACAAGGTATTGTCAGAGTACCCGTCTCTGTAAGCACGCATTTCATGCAAGTAGAGGAAGCCGTTTTTTTGAGATATGTATGCTGCGGAAGTTTCGTCAGTGCCTCTACCCGACGGGTCAACCGAGCAGATTGTTTCGGTGTAAGGTGTCCACTCACCAGTGAGTTGCATTGGAGAATAAAAGTAATCTCCTGGGAGACCAACTGTGGGTAAGTCTTTAATAAGGTTTTGTGGGTCTGAGCACCAGACGACATTGTCAGGAGCAGAGGAGGGGTTAACAGAAGTAACCACAAGGTCTGCCATTTTAAGGGGGAATTTTTCTGCATCACTTAGGGAGGTATCGAGCATAAATTGGAGCATGAAGTTGCTACGACCCATAGCTGCTTCACGTTCAAGTAAGTCATCAGAATCAAAACGATCAGGATCTGTTACTGACCAAGCTTCAGCACCGTTATCGATGTCAGCTTGTAATTGAGGAGCCATTAATCCTTCGTAGTTAGAAGTTTTACGAGGGATACGTGCAGGCCAAACAAAGGGTCGGTAGTTACGTTCTGCTAGTTTTCTGTAGACAGTAAATGTAGTTTGAGGTGTACCTAAGTACATAATACGAGAGTCTTCTTTAGGAGTTAAGATAGACTCAGCCTCAGTACAAAGTTGTAGAAGTTTTTCGCGCATCATCTCAGAAAGTGAGTTGCCAGGAACTTCGATATCGTCGAGGATCATCAGGTCGGCCCTAGAACCGGTCAGTTGCCCCGTTATCCCGACTGACTTAACAGAAGGTGCTTGGTGAGGTGAACAAGCAACATCAAAGGAGATACGAGACCAACGGGAGTCATCACCTTTAGGTTGAAGGTGTTTAAGCCAAGGTGTCTCAATAATCAGCTTCTGAAGGAAGATAGACATGTTGTCAGCACGTTCCTTAGAAGCCGAGATAATCATGATCTTTTTTTCTGGATCATTAAAGAGCGACCAAAGGACAAAAGCGCCAGTAATCCAAGATTTACCAACACCTCGGAAAGCTTGAATCTGGAGTCTCTTGGGTCCGTGTTGGATATAGTCTGCGATGGCATATTGAGCACGAGTGGGGGAGGGTAGATCAAGCTGCTCCCATAAAGCTTGCAGAAACAGCTTGAAATCGGCCTGTAAGGCCTCTAAAACGTTCGTCATATAGATAGTGACCTAAATATTAATTAAGAGCTTCTAGATACCGCTAGTGGACAGTGCACCAGGCAAAGACATTAGTCCGCCAACAACAGCTGAACCTACAGCGGCGCTAACTGAAACAGCACTAGTAAGTCCCTCTACAAAATCGTTACCACCATTTGAATAACCACCGCCATTTGTAGGAGGACCACCGTTTTTACCTGAACCATTGTGGTCACCATTACCATTGCCGTTACCATTGCCGTTACCATTACCGTTTCCGTTGGTGTATGTGTCATAGCTATATTGCATGACAACAGGTGGTACGTATTTAGTAGGAGGTGCAGATGTTGTCGGACCCATTTCTGGCATTTCTGGGAAACCTGCTAAAGCTTGAGGTGTGAACTTAGTTTGTGGAGCAGTTCGTAAGCCTTCAGTTATTAGAGACGGAAGACCGGGAAAGGATGTTTGAGATATGCCTAAATCTTCAGCAACAATAAAAGGTAAACTATTTACAACCTTGTTTAGATCCATATCTGGTTCAACGTCAAAACCAGGTTGCTGGCTTCTATTTTGATATTGGTTATAATGACTTGAAGGAATAACACGCAAAAAACCAGTGACATCGTTAATGTCTACAATATAATTGTCACCATATTTATTGCGTACTTTTTGAGCAACGTTATCCTTAAATTCTTTAAAGTATGGATCAGAAATTGAGTTAAGATCATCACCAATACCACCAGAGGCAATATCTCTATTGTGTTCACCAATAGTATGTTTGTTACCGTGTACATATTGGTGTAAAGCTGTTTGAGTTATTTCTCTTGCTTGTTTACGGAGAGAAGCAGCATTATTTTGAGATTCTTCAGTGGTATAAATTCGTTCACCTTTAGCCCGTGTTTGATTTTGCTGACTGCGATTTCCGGTTCTAGGTTTTACACCCCCTTTACCGTTGCTAGTCCATTTACCTTCAAACCCAGCTTGTTTAGCAGCTTGACTCCAAGTAAAGTTAGGGTTCGAAGTTTTGATATCGATAATAGGTTGATATTGAGTAGGCATAAAAAAAACCGCCCCAAAGGAGCGGCGATATATTTGTTGCCTTAGTGCAACTATTGTGTATGTTTTGCTAGGACGTATTCACGTAATTGGTTTACGCCAAACGTGTTACGCATAAAATCTAAATAGGGTTTGCTTGCCTTTTTCTGATTACATCTTTGACAGGCTGGTACGATATTTGAGGCGATTGTTTCGCCCCCAGCACTGCGTGGGATAACATGATCGAGAGTAAGATTAGATAATTCATAAGATTCTCCACAGTAGACACAAGTACAGTCAAAATGTTCCTTCAGGGCTTTACGCCAAAGTTTTTTAGACATAGAACTGTTCATGGCTATCAGGTTTTGTAAATAGTGATCAGGAGTAGGAAGCAAGGGTGTCATCAGCGAGTTCGTTTGTTATTACCGTGTCCGTTACGTGCACGATTTATTTTCATAGATTCACGTCTAAGATTGCCCTTGCTGTCATGAGACATATCGGGTCCACCTTTGCCGTAAACACCGGCTTTACGACGTGCTTTATTTAAACGAGATCTGTATGCTGATTTACCTGGTCGCTTGTTATATTCCCGCATGTAACTGCGGTGCTTGGCTGCTGCTTTAGGGTTAGCTGCGTAATATCGAGATGTTTTACCTTTTTCCATAAAGACGAGATTGAACCAATTCAGGATCAATTTTTGGAAGAATTTGATTTAATTTATCTAGAGGGTTGCCGTCATAAGCAACGCCACTAATGTCGTTTTTATGTAGCCAATCACAAGCTGCTTTTAATTCATGAGCAGTAGCCTCCCCAGCTTTGATACGCTTGAGAAACTCTTGTGTCACAAGATTATGCAGCTCGTTAAATTGGTCTTCAGTCGCTTTCTTTTTTGACACGAGCTTTCTTAGCCTTTGGTTTCTTTTCTACAGGTGCTTCAATTGCATACCATGTTTCACCTGGTTCATGTACTAGGTGTGATTCTGCACGTGCTGCTTGTTCAGCAGTTTCATAAGTACCAAGCACTTTTTGAGTACGAAGGTCTACTACGTTGTAAGACATAATTAATTTCTAAGGACAATTTGGTCTAGTTTGTTTTCAATACGCACCATATGATCTTCCATACGCTGGACCATGACTGATAAGTCAGCTTTAGAAACATAATCCTGAGCGACACCCAGCTCAATAGCATCGATACGTCGATCAAGACCACTAATGCGATCATGTACATTATTTATTCGGTTGTGTAATCTGTTATTTAGAGTTGCGCCGCCAGCGACTATTGCAATGACAGCAGCCACGATTGCTTCCATTATTTGAGAGATACAATTGGTACCACGTCATGACATAAGACTTCGACACGACTACCAGGTCTAAAGGTAAACCCAGATTTCATAATCTCTGTACACTTAAGAGCACGAACAAGTTCGTAGTCAAGACGCATCTTTTGTTCGTGTTTA